AATACAATTGACACCGCCTTTATTAAACAGTTTGAATCAGAGGTTCACATGGCTTATCAGCGCATGGGTTCTAAACTGCGGAACACTGTGCGTACTGTATCAAGCGTCCGTGGGAACACTGTTCGATTCCAAAAGATTGGAACAGGCTCTGCTTCAACTAAATCACGAAACGGTATGGTAACTCCAATGGAGTTAGCACACACCAACGTAGAAGCAACAATGTCTGATTTTTATGCTGCCGAGTATATCGACAAGCTAGACGAACTGAAGACAAACATTGATGAGCGTCAAGCTGTAGCAAAATCTGCTGCCGCTGCCCTTGGTCGTAAGACTGATGAGATTCTTATCACTGCTATGGATGCTGGCGCAAACTCAACTCAAATTAGCGCAACTGGTGCTGCTCTTACAAAAGCAAATCTGTTGACTCTTTTTGAAACATTTGGTTCAGCTAACATCCCAGAAGATGGTGGGCGTTATCTTGCGATGCACCCTGCTGGTTACGCTGACTTGTTCAACATTACTGAGTTTGCTTCAAGTGACTTTGTTGGTGAGCAAAGCCTTCCTTTTGCTGGCGGCATGACAATGAAAGAATTTCTTGGTTTCAAGATTTTCTCTACATCAGCCGTTACTGCTGGTAAAAATATGGCGTATCACACATCATCTATTGGACTTGGTATCGGTGCAGACGTTACGACTGAACTGAACTATGTCCCAGAGCGTGTGTCACACCTTGCAACCTCAATGATGTCCATGGGTTCTATTGTTATTGATGACAATGGTATCTATGAAGTCCTTGACAACAACTAGGAGGATTAGACATGGCATATGCATCATCTGGTCTTAATCGTCTTGCAGGGGCGTCTAATGGCAATCTGTGGTTTTATACTACCGCAGACGCTATTGCTACTGTAAATACAGAAGGTTACTTTAATGACGCAGCAAACATGCTTAATGTTCGCGATGTTATTATTGTAGCTGATACAAACACACCAACAACAAGTTTTGTTAGTGTGCTTTCCAATACTGGTTCTGTTGTAGATGTATCTGACGGTACAGCTATAGTTGAAACAGACACAGACTAAAGGAGTAGGGGGGTTAAGGTATTAACTTACCCCCCTAACCATATATGGCAGTTACCAGTACAACAGCTAATTCACCAATAGATATTTGCGCTAGAGCGTTAATTCTTATTGGCGCAGATCCAATTACATCATTTGATGAGAATACAACTGAAGCACTTGTGGCCTCAAATATGTATGAAGATGTTGCCAGAGCGTCATTAGTAAATTCACGCTGGAGATTTGCGACAAATCAGGGGTTGTTAAATTTATTATCTGCCAAACCTACAGGCAGATACGACAGGGCGTATCAACTTCCAGCAGATTTATTAATGCTACATGCTGTTACAGTAGGTGATTTGCCTATTGAATATCAAATATATGGTAATAAAGTTTTTGCTGATACAGACCCCGCTGACATTGTTGTAGCTGATTACACATTTAGAGCCAATGAACAAGACTGGCCTTCATATTTTACAATAGCTGTCGAATATTCTTTGTCTGTAGTTTTTGCAACGTCTATTGCAAGAGATGCAACGCTTGCTTCTCTTATGAAAGAGCAGGCTAGAGAGTCAATGGCAAAGGCGAGAAGTCTTGACTCACAGCAGCAGACTTCAAGAAAACTTACTACTTCGAGGTTTATTGCTGAAAGGCGTAGCTAATGCCTAGAATATTGGTTCCGCTTACAAACTTTCAATTTGGTGAAGTAAGTCCGTCTTTGATTTCAAGGACAGATACAAAGGTATATCCAAACGCAGCTAAAACTATTAATAATTTTTTGTTGCGTAATGAAGGCGGCTTAGTAAAACGCTTCGGCAGCAAAAGAATATATGAGTATGAAACAACTTACGACTCAAGTAAGCCGCAGCAAATAAGACTTGTTCCATTTATATTTTCTGATGATGAGCGTTATATTGTTTCGCTTGAAAATGGAGCGTACAGAGTTTTTCAAATTGACCCTGTAACTGGTAACGTAGCTATGTGCATGGCTGCATCAGTGGACTCTAGTTATAATGCATTACCTTTTACTGACGAAATTCTTCCTGAATTAACATTTGCTCAATCTGGTGATGTAATGTTTATTGCACATCAAACTTTTATGACGCGTAAACTTGTACGCACAGGTTTAACTACTTTTTTTATAGAAACATTTTCTTTTGAAGATAGCGCAGATGGATACAGAAACAATCAACCATATTATTCTTTTCAACCGCTTGGCATTACGCTAGACCCATCTGCCTCAAGTGGCAGTGGAGTTACAGTCGTAACAAGCGCAGCTTATTTTGACACTAGCGGTGGTGCAAGCGGTGGTGTTTATCCAAATTCAAAACACGTTGGCGTTACATTAAGATATCATGATAACGAAATATATATAACTTCTGTTCAATCAGCAACACAAGCAATTGGAAACATACAAAATTCATTAACTGTTCGCCTTGATGTAGACGCGCTGGAAACTACAGATGGCCTTGCCGACATACAAGTTACCTTTGCTTTACATGGATTAAAAGTTGGAGATTCTTTTGTAGTAGCTTCAGCAGGTGCTGTTGGTGGAATAGCAAGAACTAATATAAACGGTACGCGAACTGTTGCAGAAGTAATTGATGAAAATGTTTTCGTATTTGCAGCGGGTGCAAATGCAAATGAATCTGTTGTTGGGGGTGGTTCTCCCAAGATAACCACGCATGCGCCTACAACCGCTTGGTCTGAGCAATCATATTCTTCATTGCGCGGCTACCCAGCAGCGGTAGCATTCCATGAAAATAGGCTGTGGTTTGGGGGTACTATTGCTCAACCAGATGGTTTATGGGGCAGCAAAAGTTCTGAATATTTTAATTTTGACGTTGGTGATGGACAGGATAATGATGCAATAGATCTTACTTTAAGCATTGGTGAGATAAACACTATAAGGCACATTATATCTAATCGTGATTTACAAGTTCTCACATCTACATCTGAGTTTTATATTCCAGCATTTTCAGAAAAACCTATTACACCTACTAACGCTCAAATAAAAAGACAAACTCCATACGGTTCAGAGTTTATGAGACCGTATTCTTTTGATGGTGCAACGATATATGTGCAGAGACATGGGTCTGTAATTAGAGAATTTGTTTATGACGATAGTGAAGGTGCTTATGTATCTAATTCTATAAGTCAGTTATCACCTCACTTAATAAAAAATGTAATACAAACAAGTGTTTTAAGAGGTGCTATCAATAGACCGGAATCTTATGCGTTTTTTATAAATACTGATGGCACTATAGCAGTGTTTACTTCAAACAGAAGTGAGCAACGTGCTGGATGGAGCCAGTTTACAACATCAGGTAAGTTTCATTCTATCTGCACAATTGATGAAAGAGTGTTTGTTCTTGGCCTTTATGATGTTGGAAATGGAACACAAAAATTTATTTTTTCAGAGTTTGATGTTTCCATGAACTTAGACTTCTCAAATAACTTTACAGGAACAGCAGGTGTCTTTGATGTTTCTTCACACTTTGAAAATGGTGCAGTTGTACAAGTTATTAATGGCACAGATTACATTGGCGAATTTATTGTAGCGGGTGGTAATGTTGATGTGTCTTCTGTTGCTTTAATAACAAGCGCAGAGATTGGTTATAAATTTGATGTTGTTGCAGAAACATTACCAATAGACGCGCAGGTTGCTGGTGGGCCATTAACTGGTCAACCAAGATCTGTAAACAGAGTTGTACTAGATTTGCTTAACACTTTATCTATAAGTGTAAACGATAAAGAACTTATTATACGCACTGTCCTTGATGACCTTAGTCTTGACAGAGTTGCGGTTGAGGGCAAGAAAGAGTTTAGGTTACTTGGTTACAGCAAAGATCCAACAATTAAAATTACACAAAAAGCACCATTGTCCTTACAGGTAAATGGTTTGATAGCAGAGGTGACATTCTAATGTTTCAATTTATAATGGCAGGTGCTTCAATTCTAGGTGCATACGCGACAATACAAGCTGGAAAAAGCGCACAAGCTGCTGCAAATGCAGAAGCTGCACAGCTAGAGCAAGAAAAAAAACAAAACGAAGTTATTGCAGGTCAAAGACACACTGATCGTTTAGATCAGTATGATGCCGCAAGAGCAAACAATCTTGCTTGGTTTGCTTTTTCTGGCAGAGATGTTTCTGATAGGTCGGTAAAAGCATTTATGGATAAACAGCGCGAGGTTGCTTACACAGACGTTGCTAGATCCGATGCTCAAGGATATGCAGATAGCTCACAACTAGCCATGCAAGCTCAAGTAACAAGGATGCGAGGGGCAAACGCAAGGCGTTCTGCAAACATACAAGCACTATCAACACTATCATCAGGATTGTATCAATATAATACAGTAAAGAGTTAGCAGTATGGCAGTAATTAGAGAAAAGCAACAATTCCGCAATCAACGCATTGGTGTTGTGAAGATGGATACTGGTGCTGAAAATTATTATAACACTGTAGCTAATGCAGCCGACAATCTTACACAAATTGCTTTTAAAGAGGCTGGCAGACAGGCTGAAGAAAAAGGTAAGGAAACTGCTGAAGCTGTTAAAACGCAGGCTTTGCGTACTATAAATCCAGAAACTGGAAAGCCAGAAGCTTACAATATACCAGAAAAATTTGGCACAGTAGCGCAGGCATCATACGAAGAAGTTCTTGATCGCAGATTTATTAATGACGTTGATCAACAAATTAAAGACCGTGGGCGTGATTTATTTTTAAAATATCAAAACGATCCTCATGGTGTTGAAAAATATAGTCAATCAATGGAAGACTATGTTGCTCAGATGATTGAGCCTAAAAACAATGCAGGCATACTAAACGATAGATTTAAAAACATAATTAAAGATACAGGTGCAGCATTCATTGCTAGCACTAAGTTCAATCTCATGAGCAAAAGAGCAGCTATTGTTGCTGATCAGTTAAGAGCAGGGCTTGATCAAGACGCAATTAATGCAAGTGAAGAAATTGTATCGGTAATCCAAACCGTAGACCCTTTAGATTATGAGGGTGGAGAGGTTACTAGAACAAGTCAGCTTATTGCTGACTTAGCTATTGCTGAAATGGATGCAGGTTTAGAATCTGGAATACTTACAGTTCCACAGCATAAAGCTAATGTGCAATTAATATTAAAAGCACTCCCAGAAGGAATGCTTACAAAGCGGATGAATTACAATTCTAGTTATGTTGATGATAATAATGTAACAAAACAAATGAATTCTGATGTTGGCATTCTTATAGAAAGCGCAATTGATACAGGCGTTATTCCGGATAATTTACCTAAGTCTCTTGTGCCTCAAGTGCAAGAACTACTCGATTCAGATGGGTACAAAGAAAACAAAAAGTCTATACAGCAAAAGGTAGGAGACTTGCGCCTAGGCCTTGAACGGCGTGAGGCAGAAGTTAAGAAAAAAACACAACGGCAAATAAATAGAGAAAACGTAGTTGATAAAAATTATGTTGTTGATTCAACGGACAACGGAATAAAAGATGCTGTTGACTTTCATATAGCTAGGCAAATTGATGGAATGGATCCAGAAAACCCTAACATGGTTCCTTATTTTTCTAGTGAAGAATCAACTAAAGAAGATGCTGTTTGGAAATTTTTTCTTGTTAAGAAGAATGTAATATCAACAGGCATGGAGTTGAGTTTAAAAAGGCTTGCTAGACTTGAGCCGATGAAATCTCAAGAAATGAAAACACTTCTTAGCCACTACAACTATTTATCTAAAGTAAATATTGGAGGGTCTATTGTTAATAAAACATTAGATTCAACTTTATCAAAAGAAGATAACGCATTTTTACGCACTTTAAATGCTATAACCATAGTTGGTGGTGCTGAAGATATTGTTCCTTTTGCAGCTAAATTAAAAGAAAACATGCAAAACACACCTCTTGTAAACAACACAATTAAATCTGTGTTTGATGCAGAAGATGATGTTTCCGCCAAAGAAGTTTTAACTTCTTATTTGCAAGAAGAATTTGGAACTGATTATGAAATGATTGAAACTGTAAGGCCATATGTAAAACATTTAATTATGTCTGGCGTTAAAAAAGACGATTTAGACAATCATATAAATGAAATGTTTGAAACTTCATACATTGAAACAGATGGCGTTGTTGTTGATAGATACAATTCAAATAGCACTAAGTCCATGTTTGCGATAAAAAGAATTTTGCCAGATAACGCAGAAAGACAAACTTTTTACAGAAACACTACTGAGTTAGTGCAACAATTAAGCGGTGAAAATTTTGTCTTAGATGATAGGTATTTTGGAATTGATAGAAACAGGCAAATTAAACTTGTTCCAACAACAGCAAGCGCATTCCAGCCTGATTCATTGCCCCTAGAATATAAGTTAGAAGATGATTTGTCAGAAGAGGGGTTTGTTACAAGAAACTCAGAACTAAAAACATTTCAATATATAGCTTATTATGTTGCTGATGATGGTCAGCTTAGAATGATACCTAATAAAACAGGTGGCCCAATACTTATTGGAACAGAGTTAGCTTATGATGATATTTTCAATATAAGAAAAGAAAAAGCACAAGATGAAATATATGATTCTAATACAAAAACATTAAGAAGAATAGAAATAAACAGAGTAACCAAAGCTCGGATTAATAAAAACATTAAAGCTTTAAGTAATATAGAATCGCCATTTAAGGATAAAAATTAATGGCAATTAATCCTTGGGAAACAACACAGCCGACTTTTATTGAGTCAGATGTGGCTGATAGACAGTCTTTACAACGTGTAGAACAACCTGAGTTTTTTGCTGACACTGTTCCGGCAGCACTTGGCTATCAATATGCTCCTATATTTAATGTTGTTAAAAACGCTGTTAATCATGGAACAGAGGTTCAACAAGGGTACAATGCTCTTGATGACATGGGTGGTTATGAGGAATATAAACATCATCTTATGAACGCTGTAAGCGAAGATCACATGCAAGATCTTAAAATGCAATTAAACGAAAACAAAAAACGCAGACAAGTTTTAGCTGACTCATCATTCTGGGCTAATCTTGGTGCTGGTGTATTTGACCCTATTAACTTAGTAGCTTTGCCATTTGGCGGTGCAGCCGCTACTGCTGGCAGACAGTTCTTGCGTACTGGTGTTGGCGTAGGTGTAACACAAGCTGGTTTAGAAGCGGCTCGTGCGCCGTTTGATCCGCTTGCAACAAAATCTGAAATAGCAATGAATATAGGTTCAGCTTTTGTTATTGGTGGTGCTATTGGAACTCTTGTGTCTATACCAGCTAGACGCAGAGGTGCTGTAATAAAGAAGACAGAGGAAGATGTTTTTGAGTTTACAGAAGCTGTTAAAGATTTTACTGCTGAAGACATTGCATTAATTGGCACACGAGAGCAAAGACCTCTTGGCAAAAAAACTGTAAATGAAATCAATGACCTCGAAGTTAAAACGCCTAAAACTATTGAAGGCCTTCAAAAAGCATTAGAAGACAACAGGCGTAAACTCAATGCTAAAACAATAACTATTAAAGAGCATGATGCCGCAGAAGCGGCAATTTCAAATGATATTATTGCTGCTGAAACAAGGCTAGGTGCAGCAAAACAAGAACGATTATTGCGCCGCGCAGAAGAAATACAAGGTTTAGAAACACCAGAACCGTTTAATATGCCAAGCAATGTGTTTACTGATTCATGGCTCTATACAGGCGTATCAACAGGCATGAAGCGTATTTTGCGTGGTAAGGTTCCTCAAAGCGTAAAGCTTGCTACAATCAAGTTAGCAGGCGATAGCGGCATATTGTTAAAATTAAATCAATATGGCATGGCTACACCTAAGTCTGTATATCAATATGCACAAACTAGAAATGGTGAGTGGGTAAAAGCATACACTGATATGATGCGCCAATTTGGTGAGCATACTAAACGAGGTGGTTCTGTAGTAGTAGCTGATGTAAACCTATCAAACTTTGATGGTTCATTCTCTGCATATTTAAAAGAAGTAAATCGAAAATATATTAATGGCGATAAGCCAACAACCACTGCGGAAAAAGAATCTATTGAAGCACTAAAAGCTTTCTATAAAACATGGGAAGATAGGCTTAAAGAAGTTGGTATGCTTGGCGATGTTAAGCGTTTGCAGCGTAGCATTGTTGAAAAAGAACAACAGCTTATGGAAATACAAGACAAAATTGATGAGCTTGAATCTGCGTTTGATAGCAAACAAAAACAAGGCGGAACGCCTAAACAGTTTGATTATTTGCAAAAATTAAAAGAACGCTATGATCGCAAAGAACAATCACTTCTTAATGATGAAACAAGTTTACAGTTTGCAAAAGACACAACAGTCACACCATCTGGCGAAGAATTTATGTTTCCTAGATATTGGAACAGAGATGCTATTAGGGAAAACAGGCAGCAGTTTGAAAAAATATTAGCAGATCATTTTGAAGAACATAATGTAATTTATGTAGCTAATGAATCTCAAGAGCGTCCTCTTTCTAATTTTATTGATATGTCTAATGAGCAGCTTGTATCTAAGCTAGGGCAAAATTTTAATGTTAGAAAAGTTGTAGATGGTTTTGAAGCTGTTCAAAAAATTAAAGAGCATCATCCTGATGGTGCGCTTGGCATGCATATGTATTTTGATAATGAGGCTGGCATTGTCTACATTGACAAGGCTGGTGCGTTTCGTAAGTACGGACGCTTTAAAGAAGCTTTGTTAGATAAAAAAACCGCTTACGAAAAGAACGACACCTTTGGTGCTAAAAGCAATTTTAGCAATGAAGTGTATCATCACAATGCATTTATGTTGAATAATTCAGATGCGTTTCGCTCATATAGAGACTATGCAGATTTTGTTTTGTTGCATGAGTTTCAACACGGAACTTTAAAACGTAAGTACAAAGAAGATAACGTAAGCTATGAGATGCGTGTAAATGAAGCTGCGCTTGATTTTATGAAACAGCAGCATTTGCAAATGCGTAAAACATCACCACGTTTTGTTAGACAGGAGCTAGACAACAGCAGAGCCGCTGTTGAATTACGAGCAAAAGAAGCTGTAGATAATATTTTAGATATGGCTAACACGGCAGATGATATGAATGCTTTCTATGGTGCTGGCAAATCTAAACACACACGACACAGAACATTAGATATACCAAATGCAAAGGTATTAGATTACATACAGAATGATCCGCTGGCTGTTATGAGGGCGTACACACAAAGAGTTGCCCCGCAGTATGAGTTTGCAAAAATGTTTGGCGGCAAATCTATAGAAGATGTTCTTGATGATGTAGAAGCAGACATGATTGCTAATGGCAATACTGTTAATGAAATAAACGCAACACGCAAAGACATATTGCATTTACACGACCGTGTAGTTGGCACAGTATTGCGTGAACCACATTCATGGGATCAACGTACAGCTACAGTCCTTAGAGACTTTGCACAGCTTAATTATTTAGGCTCCGCTGGATTCTCAACACTCCCTGATTTTGCAAAAATTATGATGGAGCATGAACTTGGCGATGTGTTTAAATCTTTATTTAGTACAATTTCAGATTCAAGAGTACGTCAAACATCAAAAGAAGCTGGGCTAAGTGGCGAAGCTATTGAGGTTTTATCAGGCGATGTTCACATGCGTCTTATAGACGATGTAACTAACAATCCTTTTAATGAAGGCACTTATGACAAGTATATGAGCAAGCTCAAATGGGGCTTTTATCAAGCAAACTTACTTGCCCCTATGACTAACACTATGAAAAAGTTAGACGCTATTGTTAGAGGGCATTCACTAATACAAATGTCTATGCGTTTTGCTGGCAGCGGCAAAAAAGCTACTAAGTTTGAAGTAGAGTACCTTGCTCGTTACGGCATTGATCAGTCAAAAGCTAAACGTATTCGTGAGCTTGTTGATAATGGTATTATTGAGCAAACAGACAAAGGTTTGTATTTACCGAACACAGAAAAATGGCCTAGACAATACGAAGATTTAAAACTAGAGTTTCGTAGCTCCCTTAACAGCGGTATTATGAATACAATTTTAATGGGTACACCAGCAGATAAACCAAACATTGTTGATGGCGTTGTTTATGTCCCATACCGCATAGCTAAACAATTTGGCGGCAAGGAAGACCCTAAATACCGTGGATATACACGAATAGAAAATGGATTGCTTGGCCTTCCGTTTCAGTTCTACTCATACACATTAGCAGCGGTAAACAAAATTACAGCTTCATACGCTACAGGTCAGGCAAGAAACAGAGCAGTAGCACTAGCAGCATCTATGGGATTAGCTTATATGGGCCTTGAGCTAAAGAACCCTGATTTTGTTATGGATGAAATGCCATTATCAGATAAAATTGCACGTTCTTTTGACATGTCTGGTATAGCTGCACTGTATTCAGATAGCATTTATACAGCAATGAACACTTCAATGGCTCTTGGTGGGCCGGATATTTCCATGGGCTTGCTACAACCAAAGTTTCCACAAGAAGAAAACATTGCTGATGCTTTTGTGGGTCTAGCAGGTGCTGGCCCAAGTTATGGTTTAGATGTTGGCAGAGGTGTCAAAGAGTTTATTGACGGTAATTATGGTGAGGGCAGCAAAAAATTAATTAGAACATTGCCAACTGCAAGACTTTGGATGTGGAAAGATTTTATGAATGAAGCTAGTAATGCTTTTACAGCAAAACGTTACTAATTGTGCGTTGAGCATTTTGTTAAACAGGAGTAGGGTTTTGGCATGACAATAAATTTAGCTGATAACGTACCAAGAAATAGTTACGATCTTGCTGCTGGTGCCACGCAGCAAGTATTTACTGTTGATTTTGAATTTTTTGATGACGCTGATTTAAATGTATACATAGATGGCGTTCTAAAAACATTAACATCAGATTATCTTACAGCAGATAACAATGATGTTACTGCTAGAACTGTACATACATCAGGCACAGATGGATTTATTCATTTTACAAGTTTGATTACAGGTGCTGCTGGTAATTCAACAATTGTTATAACTCGTGAAATTGATATTGAACGAGTAACTGACTTTCCATCATCTGGCCCATTTGACATTGGTTCTTTAAACACAGGCTTAGATAGACTTACAGCTATTTCTGCTGACCTAAACGATGAAATTAAACGGTCAATACGCCTTGTAGATTATGACGCATCTGTATCATTAACCATACCAGAAGCTGCAACTAGAGCAGGTAAATTTATTGCATTTGATTCGACAGGCGCAGCAATTGCTGCATCTCAAGGTTCTTGGCAAGGAAATTGGTCATCTGGTTATACATATGCACAAGGTGATCTTATTAAAGATACGTCTGATGGCAGTATTTATATTGCCAATACATCACACACTTCGTCTGGATCTCAACCAATATCATCAAATGCTGATGCTGCTAAATGGGATCAGTTAATTGATCTTACCTCTGTAACAACATCAGAAAATAATGCAGCTAGCAGCGCAACGGCAGCGGCTGGTAGCGCTACGGCTGCGGCAGCAAGTGCGCTTAATGCAGCCTTTGCTGACGATTGGGCGGTCAAAACAGATGGCGTTGTTAATGATGGTGTAACAACAGATTATTCATCGAAAGCGTATGCTATTGGTGGTACTGGTGTAACAGATGGTGCTGGTCTAGGGCCAGCAAAAGACTGGGCTATTGAAACTACTGGTAAGGTTGACGGCACAGAGTATTCTGCAAAAGAGTATTCCATTGGCACTGGTGACAACTCAGGCATGAACACTGGCTCTGCTAAACAATGGTCTATAGGTGGTGGCACAGGTTTTGATCGTGATACTGCTGTTACTGGCTCTGGTGGCACTGCTGAATACTCAGCTAAGTATTGGGCAAATCAGGCTAAAAATGAAACCCAGACGCAGCGTGATGTGTATTACGGAGCATTTACTAATGATGCTGCCGCAGAAGCATATCAAACAGGTGCTGCGCCAACAGGTAATGCTGGCACAGTAGATGCTGGTGATTTGTATTTTGACAGCAGTAACAACATTCTAAAAGTTTATGATGGCACTAACTGGAATGATGCAGCAGCAGATACCACAAGTTTTGCAACAAAAGGCTTTAGTATAGCTGTGGCGATTGCCTTATAGGAGTAACAAATGGCACAAGATTTTAGACGATATATGCTGCAAGGGGTCGGAACTGTAGCTGCTGACATTCCTGATGGTGGCAACTTTGATAGTTACGATACGCTGGTAGGCATTCACCTGACCAATATATTAACAAATGCAATTACAGTTGATGTTTATATTCAACATACAATCAACGGCACTCCTACTAATCATTATCTTATCAAAGGCGCACCCATTGCTGCTGGCGGGGCTTTGCAGTTGCTTGATGGCGGTGCAAAAATTGTTGTTCAAACTGGCGATAGATTGTGGGTTAAGTCAGATACAGCATCATCATTAGATGTATGGGTATCTGCCGTTGATGCTATTAGCGCATTATAGGAGCAATTGATGGCTTACATAGGCAATCAACAGACGCAAGGTTTTAGCCAAGTACCAGCGAAACAGGATTTGACTGGTGCTGCTGGCACTAGCCTGACGCTGACACACGCAGTTGCGAGTGCAGAAGGCATTGACCTTTTTATTAATAATGTCCGTCAGGAAAGTGGTGAAGCCTATTCTATTGCTGGCGATGGCGTAACAGTAACGCTCACAGGCTCAGTGGTAGCGACAGACGATATTTATGTTGTCTACAATTCACTGGCTTTGCAAACGACAGTACCGCCGGATGCGAGTGTTAGCACAGCCAAGATTATTGATGGGTCAGTTACTAGCGCAAAGCTAGACACTAGCATTTCTGTAGCTGGTGACTTAACCGTTGACACCACCACGCTTCACGTTGACAGCACGAACAATCGTGTTGGTATTGGTAGTGCAAGCCCTCTGTCAGATTTATCAGTAGAATCTTCAATCGGCGGCGTATTAACGCTGTCAACTTCAGATACAACTGGTACGTCAGGAGACAGTCTAGGTAAAATTGATTTCTATTCTGGCGATACAAGCACTGGTTCTACAGGTGTTCAAGCAAGAATTTCTGGCGTTTACGATAGCAACGGAGATAGTACCGCACTTACATTTACAACTGGTACTAGCACTGGTTCTGGTTCACCAACTATAGCAGAACGGATGCGTATAGACAGCGCTGGCGGGGTAAGAATTGGCAATACTACCAACATCTTTAATACGGCGTCTGCTGAAAAGTTTACAATTAAAAACTCCGGCAATGGTAACGCTTTGACATTGCAATCGACAAACGTAAGCGGTGGGTTTCCTATACTCTATCTTTCCAGCACAGATAGCACTGCTAGTCAAAATGCTGTTGTTTTTCAGCGGACTGGTGGTGGTGTTGGAACTATTACAACAAGTGCATCAGCTACAGCCTACAACACATCATCTGACTATCGTTTAAAAACCGCAGTAACATATGACTGGGATGCCACCACACGGCTCAAGCAACTCAAGCCAGCTAGGTTTAACTTTATTGTTGACGCAGATACCACAGTGGATGGTTTCCTTGCACACGAAGTACAGACCGTTGTCCCAGAGGCAATCACTGGCACGAAGGACGAGGTAGATGCTGATGGCAATCCTGTCATGCAGGGGATAGACCAGTCGAAGCTAGTGCCATTGCTTGTAAAGACAATCCAAGAATTAGAAGCCCGCATTACGGCACTGGAGGCAAACTAATGGCTTTATCGAAAATACTACCAGCCAGTCAATCCCAGTTTTCTGGTGCAAGGAATCTTATAATCAACGGTGCGATGCAGGTGGCGCAAAGGTCTGTCTCAGTAACAGGGAAAACATCTTCCGGTTATTTTACTTGTGACAGATGGAACGTAAACATTGACACTATTGGAACTTGGTCATTTGACCAATCGTCTACAGTACCTTCTGGTGAGGGGTTTGCAACATCTTTAAAGGTCTCTTGCACAGCAGCAGACGCATCCCCTGCCGCTGGAGATTCAATTTTCATTCAACAAAGAATTGAAGGCCAAGACTTACAACACTTAAAAAAAGGCACTTCTAACGCAGAAAGCGTTACCCTTTCTTTTTGGGTTCGTTCGTCAAAGACAGGCACACATATTGTTGAGATTAGAGATGACATTAACACAAGGCACATTGCAAAGTCTTATTCAATAGCTACAGCAAACACTTGGCAATATGTCACTTTAGCTTATGATGGGGATACATCAGGAACACTTACAAACAGCAACATTCGTGCTATTGATTTAAATTTTTGGTTAGGCGCTGGAAGTGATTTTACAAGCGGAACTCTTGCAACTTCTTGGGCATCAAGAACGCTTACTAATTCTGCTGTTGGTCAAGTCAATCTCGCAGATAGCTCATCAAACGAATGGTACATCACTGGCGTAAAACTTGAGGTTGGCTCCACAGCAACGGATTTCCAGCACCGCAGCTATGGCGATGAGTTGGCTAGGTGTGAGCGGTACTATGTCCAGCAACGTGTAGATATTCAAACTCCGGCTGGTGGCTCTATGATTGTGCCTATTTATTTTCCGACTACGATGAGGGCTGCACCAAGTTCACCTGTTACCAGCATTTCGGCTGGTTCTGGCAATATAGGGACTGTAGGTGTAGCAGGGTTACATGTTAAAGGTGCTTACCTCCAAGTGACTTCATCTGCTAACAGCAATTACATTCTTGGTAGAATAGACGCATACATAGCGGAGTTATAAAATGGAAATTACATTAGCAAAATACATTGTTATGTTTGGAGCTAACGACAGCATCAAAGCCACAATTGACGGCATTGAAATGATTGTACCACTTGACCCAGCTAACACAGAGTACGCAGAAATGATGCGTCAGGTAGACGCTGGCGAACTAACAATAGAGGAGGCAGACTAATGCCTTATGTCGGCAAAGCTCCAATCTCAGGTGGCTTCCACAAGCTAGATGCACTGACTGCCTCTGCTACAGCAACTTACGCTTTGACGCTAGGTTCTGCGGCATACTTCCCAGAGACAGCTAACCAACTGCTAGTCTCTCTCAATGGTGTTATCCAAGCACCACAAGACAGCTTCACAGTCAGCGGCAGCAACCTTGTATTTGACAGCGCACTTACAAGCAACGACAGCATCGACTTTGTTGTGGCCTTGGGTGATGTGTTGGGTGTGGGCAGCGTTACTGATGGTGCTGTGACTACGGCTAAGATTGGTAACAATGCTGTTACTGATGCGAAGTTAGCGAACACATTAGACTTATCTAGCAAAACACTAACTTTGCCTTCTGGGTATGTAAGACAAGTTTATGACAGCGGATTTATAAGTATTGCAACCGATAGTTGGATAACAGTTACGCATAATATTACTTTGCCTTACACAGTTTCTGTTTTGCAAAAGGTGCTTACCAGCGGGGCTGGCGAGGATGCTGAGTATTCAGATAACGATGTTATTGAAATATCCCCAAATACAGAAATTGGCAGCTATTCTTCAACAGGATTTCACAGCATATCAAAAGATAATTCTTTGAGGGTATGGGGTCATGCAGCGGTTGGTGGTGTTCATAATGACACTTCTTCAAGGGCAACTGGCTATTTGGTAAGGCAGACAACAAATGGAACTCGTTTCCTAATTTACAAAGCACAGTAGGAGACAGATATGGCACTTATAAAATTAAACAATCAGTCTCTTAGCGCAGTCACATCTGCTGGTTTGCCTACTGGTAGTGTTCTAGATTTTAAACAAGCAAACGATCAAAGCGGGACAGGTAATACAAGTATTACTGCGACAACGGCAACAGGCGCAAGTACGTTATATGGGGCAAACTTTGCGGGGCGTACATACGCTGAAGCACAAAGCGTTACAATCACACCTAAGTCCACTAGCAGCATTTTGTATTGCTTTGGAATGGTAGGTTGGACATCAATGGATGCTACTTCAACAATGGCTCACGGTCAGATAATAACTTTAAATGACACGACTGCTATAGATAACAGTGATTTCCCGCATTACATGCACTCTGCCATCACTTCATCAACAGGGTACTATTACCCTTCAGGATTTGTTGTAGGGATATTTAGTCCAGCATCTACAAGCGCACAAACAATCAGACTTAGACCGTTTGCTTATGTTGAGGGGCTTAATACGGCTGTGGCGAATTTTAGAGGTTCAGGATTATTCGTAACGGAAATCGCTGGCTGATGAAACCTACAGCCTCATCAGTGCAAGCTCAGATAGATACACATGAAGCTGTGTGTTCTGAGCGTTGGCGTGAAACTATCATGCGGATTAAACGTATCGAACATATTATGATTGGTTCTGCTGGCACTACAATTGTGTTGCTATTGAGCGTTGTAATGCGAGGCTGACATGGTAGTTGCTGAGGTACTAACTGGTATTGCGTTAGTCCAGCAATCCGTAAAATTTATTAAAGAAAATATTAGCACTGTTCAAGATATTGGGCAGATAGCCAGCCAGATAGATGATCTGTTTGCTGGTGAAAAACAGGTGCAGCAAGCTAGAGCCAAGAAGTCTGGCAGTAGTTTGGGCGATCAGTTTGGTGTCGATACTGTAGCTAAAGAAATGATTGACGCTAAGTTGGCTGCTGAACAGCTACAAGAAGTAGCAACTATGGTTGATATGAGATTCGGTCATGGAACATGGGCAGGTATATTAGCTGAGAGAGCCAAGCGTATCCAAGAGGCCAAGGAAGCGGAGGCTATAGCTAGACGTAAGAAGATACAGAAGGATAGAGAGTTTGAGGAGATGATGAAACAAGCTGTGCTTGTTGGAACAATCATTGTTATAGCAGTAGGCTTGTTTATTTTTTTAATGGTCAGTGTAGCAAAGGCGATTGTCATATGATTAGTGTTGAGCAGTTTCTTAAATGGAAAGTCTTGCCTAGATGTATGATGCTTGCATCTACAGTTATGTCATGGCGTTGTGCTGAATGGTTTATGGAATTAGATGTGCCAACTGCAAGTCAGTCAGCATTTGTATCTGTAGTTATGGGCGTAATGACAGGTGTGTTTGGCATCTGGATGGGGCATGAGCATAAAGGTGAAACTAAATGAAGAACGCAGCTACAAGATTGAATGAGGCAAGTGAGGTTACTATTCCTCTCCGCAATCTCATTAGTATGATTGCTTTTACTGGCGTGTCTGTATGGGTTTACTTTGGACTGGTGGAACGCATCGCTTTTCTTGAGCATAACCTTGAGTTGACTATGCAAGAAGTAGAAGAAAATGACAATTGGATTGATGACTTTGAGCCACCGAAATCTGTACTAGACACAGTTAAAAAGATGCAGCAATTAGAGATTGAAATAGCTAGAATAAAACTAATGTTAGAGGCTAAGTAATGATACAAGCATTGATTGGGCCGATTGCATCACTAGCTGGTAGCTGGATGGAATCCAAGGTCGAGCAAACCAAAGCCAAAGGCAAGGTTGCTCAAGCTAAAGCTGAAGCAGAGGCAGAGGTAATGAAGGTAGCTGCTACCCATGAAGCTGGCTGGGAAAAAATTATGGCTAAGTCCAGCGATAATAGCTGGAAGGATGAAGCTTGGACAATATTGTTTATTGTTATTATTGCTATGTGTTTTATTCCTGTTACTCAGCCTTATGTTGAGCGTGGCTTTACGGCTTTGGATGGTACACCTGACTGGTTTCAGTACGCAGTTTATGCTTCAATAGCCGCAAGCTTTGGATTGCGCGGCTTGAAAGGTATAAAGAAATGAAACTATCAGAGCATTTTAGTCTTGAAGAAATGACCAAGAGCCAGACGGCTTTGCGGCGTAACCTTCCTAATACGCCCTCAGAAGCTCAGACAGAGGCGTTGATTCTTTTGTGTGAGAATGTACTAGAGCCAGTGCGGAGCCACTTCAGCATACCGTTTACGCCCAGCAGTGGCTATCGCAGTGCCGAGCTTTGTGTTGCCATAGGTAGTTCTGTGTCTAGTCAGCATGCAAAGGGTGAGGCTGCTGACTTTGAGGTGCCATCTATATCTAATCTTGAGTTGTGTACTTGGATTATTAACAATCTAGATTTCGATCAAATTATTCTTGAGTGTTATACTGGTGGTAATACAGGGTGGGTACACTGTAGCTACAAGGCAGAAGGTAATCGTAAAGAAGTTCTAACATACGATAAAGAGAATGGTTATCGTAAAGGCTTGTTAACTTAAAATGGGCCAGCCGTAATTTGGGAAACGGCTGACCCACTAGCAGGCGGAGAACTAATCAACCTGCTTTAAAATGGTACATCTTCTGATGGCATTGCGCTAGTGACATTCTCATCTTTGATGTTGTCACCGAACTCAGGTATCTCATCATCTATTGGCTTGGGCTTGTACTCCGATACCTGCAAAGACATGTAGGCATTGTCATCCTTCATCTCTTTCCAAGATGCAATCTTCCAATCTTGGTGCAACCCATCAAGTGGGCCACTGTAGTCAGGTGCTTTCTCATTGCCCTTCTTATCGTTAGGGAATAAGCATCCTATCTTTTGGAATACTTCAATGCGCTTCTTGCCATCTCTGGACTCAGCCATGATGAGTGCTACTTGTCCGTCTTCTCCCATAACATTAAGCTTGCCTTGTAGTATAAGCTGTTGCTCGGGAAAAGGTTTGAAGGCTGCGCCTCTGTTAGTGTTGTCATATTCAGTCATTGGTGTTCTCCTTTTTTGTACGCTCTTCTAAGAGCCATAATATTTTTTCTATTTTATGTTCAAGGTTAGTGAGTCTGATTTTTATTTCTTCTAAATGTAAAACAAACTTTGAAGAAAACATTATTCAGCCCTCCATATCCTGTGATGGTTAAGGTTCTCTCTTCTTGTAGCAATCTTTATATCCCATGCCTTTGCAGCTTGTCTCATGGCTGCAACAAAGCCAGTACCAATAACAATGCTGTCTCCTTTCTTCATACGTTTTAGGATACTGTACTTTGATCCATATCCATTTGGCATGGGTACGCCTTTTTCAATTTTATACTGTTCCATTACCACTTCTCCTTTGATGGCAACCTAACATCATCTGGCAATTTGGGCAGAACGCTCTTAACTTTTGTTACCTTGGGGTTGGGCATGCTAGCTGAGTTACCATCATCATCTTCTGATGGCAGTCCGAATGCAGATTGTAAGCCATAGCGTTTAGCGTATGTGATACCGCTGCCCATCTTCTGTGGATCAGTAGGGTCTTTGACTAGAACAGGTGTGCGTCCGGTCATTGACTCGCCTGATTCATGCATA